CGCACGTGGTGTTAATAATTTTTTCATCTTTTATTCTATATACACCAGGAGATATTGATTTATCCTTTAAAACAAACCAATCATTTTTTTCTGCTAAAATGTCTGATGAATCAATATTTAGTTTATTTAAAATTTTATCCAAATGATTATCGGTAAGATTATATTTTTCTTTAATTAAAAATAAACCGGCAGCGAAAGAACCAAGTTTTGATCCACCACCTGGAATTTTGGAAAGCAACCGTTTAGTGTTAGCGGCAAGACGAATAAAAGTAGTATAAGAAGACTTTTTTGCGTCGGTATCCATTTTAACCGATTTAATTCTTTTACCATTTTCGTCTATTAAACCTTCCTTATACGCATCCCAATTTTTCCAATCCATAACCAACATACGGATAAACCTAAATGTATATGCAAGGTCTGCTGCTCTTTTTACTAATCCCATCAAATGTCCCTTAATTTATCCACAACGCCTGGATCAAGATTAATACCTATATATTGATCGTCCTTAATATATTTTAAATACACTAAAAATGGTTTTAAAACAGGCCAATGGCCTTTATTCATTTTTAATTCCAAAATATTTAAAGCTCCTTCAATACCAAATGAATTAAACACCACAATTAGGTGGTTTAAAATTAATCTTTCGGCAAGTTCATCATGTTCAATATAGCGATTTAAGAGTCTTTTTATATACTTAAATCTTTTGATATCCTCATAAAATTCTTCGATATCAGTAAATCCAGGATTCCTATAATGCTTTGCGGCATATAGGAATAAATTATTTTCGGTTAATTCATTAAATACAATCATACATTTATATATTAATAAATTAAACCACTTCCTCATCAAGTTTTGCTTTTATTACGGCCTTTGTTGCCTTAGGATCAATTTCGATACCCCATTCCTCAGCAGTTGCAATTAATTGATTTTTGCTCATAGAATCCAAAACATAAGGTGTTTTATCTTTAAAAACATCAACCACTTCTATCTCGGGAGCAGAAATAGTACCTTGAGCAAGTAAATATTCATTAATTTCCTTTTCAGATAATTTTGTCTTTTTTAATAATTCACCTGTTCGAGGATGTCTCCATCCTCTTGGACTAGGAACTGCATTCTTTTTATATGCTGGTGGTTGTATCATTCTATGTGTTTCCTTTATTTCTGAAGTTTTTTAACTGCAGTAGCAATACCTTGTTTTCTTTTTGCCTTCATCTTTTTTAGCATATCATGGCTTAATCTAGATTTACCATCCTTACTTGTGGCATATTGAGTACCTAGCATAGAATGTTTTCTTTGCTTATCTTTCATGGACGATGCTTGTTTAATATTTCCTAGAGTAGGTCTTTCATCATAATCATCGTGACCGATAGCTTTCTTTACATAACTACCAATTGTTTTTTTGGATAATTCGCCCAGGGAACCTTCTTTTTTAACAAGTTTATTAATTGCTCTATTAATACCCACTCCACGTGTATCTACCTTTTTAATTCTTTTTTGGTTTGATTTTTCATCATCTGATCCAAATTTTGCAGTACCATCCTTACTTGATGCTTTGGTTGACATATTGGCGTGTGATTGCCCGGCCTTTTTTATATAGCCACCAAGAGTGCCCTTGGATAGTTCATCCAAAGCTTCTTCCTTTGTCTCATACATTGAAAGATAGGCAGCAATAGTTTTATTAAAATCTTTATTCATGTTTACTTCTCCTTGTTTTTTAGTATACACTGATTGGTTTTCCTTTACTGGATTTACAATATTTTGATCTCCAGAATTTACGGCATCATTACCGCTTCTAGCCTTTGCCTTTGCTTTTACTGCTCGGCCAGCCTTAGATGCATCATCATGACTTTGTTTTTCAATATCAACAGTAGGACCTTCATGATCCTTTTTCATTTTTTTAGCACCATTGCCTTTATATTTGTCGTCCATGGTTTCGGCTTCAGCAGCACCTTTATAGTGTTTTGCACGATCGCCTTCAAATATAGAAAGTAATCTTGAACGAATTGTAGATTCTTTTTTAGGATTCATAGTTGCTGTATCTCCATTTTCCCCTTGTGGGTCCTTCTTTTTGGTTATAGCTTTTTTAATAGCCTTACGACGATTGTGTAGATATTTATCAGATTTATCGACATCACCATCATTATCAATATCGGCATCTGCTTGTCCTACAGGATCCATTTTACCTTCTGCAGCGGGTGGTGCCTTTTTTGGATCCGCAGGAACCATTCTTGTGCCCATTGTACCATCAGGTTTTCTATAATTCTGAGGTTTTTTATCAGCAGATGTAACAGTTTTCATTGCATCCTCTTGAATTTCTTCGGCCGGTTGTTGAGTGGCCATCTCGGTTATTTTTTTAATAAGATGTTTCATTTATATCTCCTTACATCCATAGATTAGTGGCGATTACGCCCGTCGCGGCCACAAGTGCGACCCAAAATAATTTGTGTATAAAACACACAGTTTTATGATTATCTAAAACGATTCGTTCAATTTCATCAAGTTTTTCAGAATGTTTATTAAGTCTGTTTCTCATATTTTCATGATCGTCTTGCAATGCTACCATCTTTTCTTCTGTGCGAGCTATGGCAACCATAGCATCGGTGAGTTTATCCAATTTTTCTTCTATTCGATCTAGCCTTTTGCCAGTTGTTTCTGTTGCCATTTAATTTTTCCCATATGAATAAATTTAAACTTTTACCATTTTTCTTTGTCTGCCCAATATGCCGCTGACATTTTACCTTTTGCAATATTCTTGGCATGCCTAGCTTTAAAACTACGGCGACGTGCAGCATGTGATTTTGATTCGCCTTCCTTTGGTGGTGAACCAGAAACACCCTGTTGACCAAAACGAATTGTTTTTATTTTGTCTCCAGCTTTTGCGACTACAATATGACTTGATTTTGCATGCCCAGGAGTTCTCTTTGCTTTATTAAAACCAGACACTCCAGCTTTTGCAAGTCTTGAATCTTTTTCTTCATGAAATTGTTTAAATTTGATCATTTTGATTTCATCTTATTTTTGTTAAAATTTGTTTTTTCTTTATCAAGCATTTGCCTGATTTTAAGAAGTTTATTTTGATCGGGTCGGTTTATATTAGCTCTTTTTTGTAAATCAGCCATTGAGGGTCCAGAACCTTCACTGGTTGTTTTTTGTGATTTTAAATAATCGCGAACTGAGTCAATATAATCTGCCGCCTTGGTAATTTTATTTTGACACCACTCTGGCAAATTTTCATTATCACTTACTATGTCATAAATTTCATCTGCAGCATCCATTACAATATCCAATTGGTCTTTCATCATCAGACCTTCCTCGTCATATTCACTAGGATCCTTTTCGTCTTCCTCTCTAAGTTTATTTAACATATCTCTTGTTAAATTTCCACCCATCATATCCTGTGCTTTCTTGTTAGATATTGGAGTTTTAAGTTTAACGACTGCACCGTTTTCTTTTCTAATATTGTTTTTTGCAAGGCTTTTAGCACCCTTTTCATCAGTAGCATACCCAATTACCTTACCTTGAGGATTGATAACAATATGTGTTTGTTTAATTGCCTCATCAAGTTCCTCTTTAGGCATTTCGTCTGGCCATGTTGCCTCTGTTTTTGTTTTCTTATTATTCTTCTTTGCTAAGTTAGCAGGATGAAGTGGGTGTTTTCTACCATAAGGTGAATCTGGATGTGAATCTGCTTTCTTTGGTCTACCTCTTAGATCTCTAGGATCAACAATTGCCTCGTTTTGACCAGGGGTTACCTTTTTCATTAATTTAACGGATTCTGGAGAACCGTAATCATACTTATATTCCGTAAAAGATTTCATTCCTCTTCCTCCCGACCTTGAAATATATCTCTAAACATTTTTTTAACTGCCGTTTTAGGCATACGTTTTACACTTTGAATCATAGATGGTTGTTTTACAATTTTTCTTAATTGTGCTTTAATATCACTAGGCCCTCGACCAGCCATAAACATATCAGGCAATCCTTCAACCGATACCTTAAACATCATTCCAGGTGAGTCAAAATCAACTACAGCTTCAGTTACAGATTCATCAACAGATTTTTTCTTTTTACGGGCATCTAAAAATGCAGCAATGGCCATCTGCCGTTTTTTCTTATCTGACTTACCTTTAAACTGTGGTGCCTTGGATTTTTTAAAATCATCTACATAATCACCAGCATCTGCATTTTTTCCTAATGGCATTTATCTATCCTTATATGACTTTGCTAATTTATTAGCAGGTTTAGCTGTTAACGCATGGCCGCCTTGACCTTTCATAATATCTTGGCCTCTACCCATCTTTGTAACCATAGACTGACCACTTTTTTTAACTAAATCTCTTTTTATTACTGAACCAAGACCTTTATGTCTTTTAACAAAAGTCTTTTTAGCCTTAGCAGAACTACCCATTTTACCAGCGGCCTTGTTATATTGTTTACCAGCCTTATCCTTGTAACTATCAATTGTTTTGTTACTAATTTCACTAACATCTTCCTTTTCTTTTATCTCATCTCTGAGTTCCCAAAAGGTTTTCATTGAAATTGCTCCTATAACTTTTCTATTTTAAATGACGGTCCATCTGAGTATATACGAACACCTTTTTTATCTACATTAGGCATAATATATTCTTTAGCCCATCGATCAGGATTAGGCCATTGACCAGAAACAATCATCTCACCTTTTTTATATTTGCCAGCTTTACGATCTTCTTCTATATTTTTTTCAATTAAACTTTGTTTAACTTTATTAATTGCTTTGGCTAGACTCATCGTTTCATGCTCCCTACTTTTTTCTTAGACATAAACTTTGTATCGCCTTTATCCATCATACCATGCATTCCAGTTCCAAGATCATCTTTACCGTGATATCCTTGAGCATAACCTGGCTTAAGTTTTTTAACTTTACCACCTTTAGCTTTAAATGCAGCAATTGACGCGGCATGAGCTTTCTTTTCAGCATCAGACATTGCTTCCTTTTTCATAAGCTTTCGTGTTGCTCTCATGATACCACCAGCTCTTCGTGCACCTTTAAACTCGGGCCCACCTTTATATTCTTGATCTGGATGTTTACCACCAGCTTTAGCTATTGTATCAGCCGCACCTTGATCTCGTCCTTTATGAAACATATCTATTGCAGCTCTATTTACATATTTCCTTGCAAGATTTTTTGATATTTCATTTACTTTAGATTCATTTTTTATCTCATCTCTGAGTTCCCAAAAGGTTTTCATTTATTTACTCCTTACCTTTGCTGCTAAATCAGAATCTGCCTTACCCCAGGTACCTTTACCTTTGGTAATAAAAGAGTTGACCCTTGCATATCCCCATTGTTGTTGAGTGGCGCCTGGACGATGACCTGATTTCCATGCCGCCATACCACGGTTATAAACTTTTCTTAATATCCCTAATGGCATACCTGATTTTTCTGCTTTTTTCTTAAGTCCTGAATCAGCATCTTCCATTACAGATGTATGTTCCTTAAATTTCATTAATCATCTCCAAACATTTGTCTAAATTTAATTGTGTGTTTACTTAATTTTGTTTTCTTTTTATCACCTGGTGCCTTTTTATACGCGGCCGGATTATCATCGGACATTTTTGACTGTTTTTTAAACTGGGAATGTCTATTCTTTTTTGTGCCTTTTTTTAAACCTGCATAATATCCTTTTGGTTGGGTCCCTTTCATATCCTTAATCTCTGGATCTTGAGGTCCTTCCTTATTTTCCGTATTAACCTTTTTCACATCATCAAGCCATTTTCGTGACGCATCTTCCAAAATAACATAATTTGATCCAAGGTGTTTTACACTTGCAATTTGACCAGTCTCTTTTATTACAACAATATCACCGGCATTAAATAAGTCGCCGGAAATATAATTTTCTCTAGTTTCTGATACAGGTTTTAATTGAATATGATTTTTAAATTCTTTTTGTTCCTTTAAACCCATTGCTTTTCTAATTTGATTAAAGGTAGTTTTGGCTTCAGAATTGGACACACCCTTTGGTAAACCTTGGGCAAAAGATGTAAAATCATTTTGTTTTGCTGCTGTTCTCATTTTGGATGCAGACATACCACTAGAACCCTCGGCATCCGGATCTCTATCTCCAGCAGAAATAACATTTATGGTTTGAAAATTATAAAACCCATGTCTAGCTTTTATACCATTATATTTATTTAATAAGGTATCAAATTCTCTAATTCGGTCCGAACCTACAACCATTACAATTTTTTTAAATCCTTCGTTATATAATTTAACTGCGGCCTCAATTGCGGTTTTAACACCTTTATCTGATAATATTTGTCTGGCATGTTTTGGAAACATTTTACGTGCTAGTTTAACTTTGGCTTTATAGTCCAATGGATTTTTATTTTTATCCTGAGATTGTGATAAGTAAATTCTATATGGATTTTTTGCAGATGAACTGGATAGTTTATCCATTAGTTTTTCATGACCAATAGTAGGAGGATTCATACGACCAAACGTAAAGTATACGGTCTTTTCTTCTTCAACTAAATAATTTTTAAATGACCTAATCACCCTTGCTTTTTCCTTTGTAATTCATCACGACGTTTTTTCGGCATAAGACGTTTTGACATATATGCAATTCTTGTTTGAAATCTCTTACTTGATAAGCGATTTTCAATATCTTTTTTACGTGCTACTGAAACATTGCTCTTATCTTGACCACGTAATAATTTTTTGGCTATTTGTGCACGAACGCCTCTGCGTGCTCTTCTTTTAAGCACATCTTTTTTGGCTAGTCGCCTACGAGCTCTTTTTCGTGCTAATTTTAATTGGGCTTTACGTCTTTTAGCTGTACGAGCTAATTTACGGCGGCCTGTTAAGGAAAGGCCTTCTTCCACATCATTTTCTTCATTTAGGAATGCTAAAAAATTAAGCATGTTTATCTCCCTGGTTTATCCCATCCTTTTAATATATCTGGCGAAAAGTTGGCATAGGAAAATTCCATCCTATCAACAATTTTCACCGCGTCACCACCAAGTTTATCTATTGCAACATAACCTTCCTGGCCTGTTGTTTGATATCCTTTTTTAGTTTGTAAAAATGTTTCTACGTTATTCAATTTGTTTAATATATTTATAATTTTTAATTTCGCAAGAACTATAACCTTTTGTAATTCAAACATCATTTCAAGAGATGTTTTATTTTGTGGTGAAAAAAATGAAAGTAAATTGTCTAATTTCTTTTGTTGTCCACTTTTACCTTTTTCTGTTTTTCTGGCATTTATTTCTTTTTGGTATTTTTGTTTAATCCAATTAATTAATTTTATGGTATGAGCTCTGGTATTACCTACAACCTCACCTTTGCGAACATATGTATTGTTAAATGTTTCAATGTGTTGAGCTAAATTTTGATCAGCCTTCAATGTACGTAATGTGGAACCACTAATTTTATTAAATATTTTACCCGCATCGGAAAGATATTTGGTTACTTCCTCAGTATCTTTAGAATTCATGGTATAATTGGTCATATCACGTAACATGGCATCTTGTTGCCAAACATTGGCCGTTTTTTTAAGCGCAGCTACATTTACACCATATGAAGCCTTCATTGTTTCAAATGTTTTACCTGTATATGTTGTATGCCACACAATACCTACCTTTGCCCTTTTAATTTCTTTGGCCATTGAAGTATTTGCTGGCACGGCATAAAGAATTGTATTAGGGTGAAAAGTGACATATGATTGTCCTTTAATTTTTTTAGTTTTAATATCCTTTGATCCAAATAACAAATCGCCCTGAATTACTCCTTTTATTCCTAGATCTGCAAAATGATCCAAAGAGC